AAATAATTGGATCTTCAATAGACAAACTTGTTTGATTAGTCGTTACAAGCGAACCTGAAACATTTATATTTCCAGCAACTGTTATACTCCCAGTAGTTGTGACAGTATCAAAAGTAACATTAGAGTTTGTATTGACTGCTTGACCTATAGAGATCGTTGGCGTTGAATTTTCTCCAGAATTATTCGCAAGTGTAATTCCGGTTCCTGCAACAAGTGAGGATACATAGTCGCCAGTTGTATCAGTTCCTAGTGCAACAGAGTTGGCTGCTATTGCGGCGGTTAGCGTTGCATCACCAAGGTTTGTTAAAGCTGCTGAACCAGTTAAATCTCCAGCTAAAGTAATCACAGGAGAGATGCCAGTAATAGTTGGACTTGTAAGCGTTTTTTGTGTTAGAGTTTGATTATCATTCAATGTTGCAACAACCGAGGTGTTAACAGAAAATGTTGGAGTAGCACCTGCTGCACCTGAGTTATTTGATAATGTAATTCCACTTCCGGCTTCAACTGATTTCACATAAGCACCAATTGTATTAGTGCCCAATGCTATGTTGGATGGCATGTCAACAATATCGGGCACCCAGTTGCTCGACGTTTGGTTCCACCTTAAATAATGACCATTTATTTTACCTGTTGTGTCAACGTCGCTTAAGTCATTCACACTCAAAGACCCTGCTGTAGCAACGTTGTCATCTGCTGGGACAAATCTTCCCAATGAAGAACTATATTTTAATACTTTTCCATCTAACGCTCCAGTTGGATCAATTCCAAAACTATTTATTGACAAGTTTGTTGTATTTACGTCAGTTGCGTTATAAACGTTTCCTGTAAGATTTCCAACTAAATCACCTGTAACATTTCCATAAAAATTTTGTGCTGTTACTGATACAAAATTTGGGGTAGCACCTGTGCCAACTGGTTGGCCTATAGAGAGTGTTGCATTAGACCCAACAGCACTATTGTTGTCAAATTGTATCTGTACTCCAGCACCAGCATACAAATGACTTACATAATCTCCGCTAGTTTGGACTCCCAAAGTAACGCTTTCTGGAAGTAAGTAGGCGTCAAGTGTGCCATTTTGCAGGTTAGATAAAGTTACATTACCGTATAAATCCCCACCCAAAGTTATTTTTGGAGAAACTCCAGTAAAACTTGGAGTAGCTAAAGTTTTATTTGTTAAAATTTGACTATCATTCAACGTAGCGACAACCGAGGTGTCTACCGCAACAGCCGCTGAAGAACCTTCACCAGGAGTATGTGTAACTGTAATACCATTGCCACTAGTTACATCCGAAACAAAATTTCCAGTAGTGTCAGTGCCAAGGTCTACCGCGTCGTTAATCCAAGCTGAACCATTGTATCTTAAAAAATCACCATTGGCAGCAGAAGATATAGTTACATCTGATAAATTACCTATAGTTGTAGATTCAGCAGTGAGTGAAGTTGATATAGAGATGTTTGACGAACCATCAAAAGATGCAGAACCAGTGACTGGACCAGTTAACTGTATGGTTCTAGCGGTAGCTAATTTTGTTGCGGTGTCTGCGTTGCCGGCTACGTTACCTACTACGTTACCAGTTAAGGTTCCGGCAATGTTAGCAGTTATATCATTTCCTTCGCCAATTATATTATAAAATGTTGTTCCGTCGTTTGTGAACTGCCATTTGTCTGTTGATTCGTTCCAGCGCAATTGAACGTTTGTTGATGTGCCACGTTCGATTTCAACACCTGCATTGAGACTAGGAGACCCGGTAGTCCCAGTATTTAAAACTATAATATTATCTTCTATTAGAAGAGTTTCAACATTTACCGTTACCGTTGAACCAGATACGGTTAAGTCTCCACTTATAACAACATTTTCTGCTGTAGATATATTGCTATTATTTTTTACCCAAGATAAAGATGTAGAAACTATCGTGTTAGATTCATTTACATAATACAATAAATCATTAGTTGGATCTAAGGCTATTTGCCCTTTTACTAAATTTGGTATTGTCATGAAAACCTTTCCTAATTAAAAGGTTCCGCCGTCAAATGTTAGATTGTCTATAGAACCACCGGTGATGGAAACGTTATTCGAATTTTGCACTGCAATTGTTCCAAGACCTAATGTGGTTCTAGCTGTAGATGCATCTGCGTCATCAACAAGACTTCTTCCAAATGTGGTAAAAGTTGCAAGAGCCGCTGTATTCGCTCCAGTAAAATAAGGAATTTTATCGGCTTCAGAGGTTAAGCTAGCAATTGCTGCCAACTCTGGATCGTAAGCTTGTACGTTTGTGCCAATTACTAAACCTAAATTAATTCTTGCATTTGCTGCATCTGTTGCTCCAGTACCACCATAGGATACACCTACTGTGGTGCCATTCCAAGTGCCTACAGTGATTGTGCCTAATGATGTCAAGCTTGAGTTAACAACACCAGAACCAAGAGTAGTATTACTTAATACTGAAGTCCCATCAATTTTATAAACTTTACCTGATGCTATATCTATATGCTCTGATGATGTCCAAGAATCTGTTGAGTCAACCCAGTTGAATGTTTTATTCGTATCACCAAGAACAGTGATACCAGCACCATCTGCTGTTATATCTGTTGGAGATGCTGTGTTAGATAAAACTATATTCTTATCTTCAACCACTAAAGTTGCTGTGTTGAGCGTTGTTGTATTGCCGTTAACAACCAAATCGCCTGTTACGGTAAGATTATTTGGTATAGTTACATTTGACGGAAGACTTAAAGTTACCGAACCATTCGATGCGGAAACAGAAACTTCATTAGCTGTCCCGGTCAAAGAGATAACACCTTGGTTTGTTATAGTTATGGTGTCTGTAGCACTAGCTGCAGTGGTTATCCCGGTTCCACCAACAATTGTAAATGTGTCAGTTCCACTAGATATTGTTAAATTAGAGCCAGTATTAGCAGCTACAGTAAATGAAGTAGCAACTACACCAATTGCTTGATCTACATATAATTTAGTAGCTGCATGCGTGTTTGCAGTTGGTGTTGGAACTATTACTGTTCCAGAAAAAGTTTTATTACCAGATATTGTTTGATCTGTTCCAAGCGTAGTATACGCACCGTAACCAGCAATAGCGATTACAGAAGTTGCAGTCCCACCAGCCCCACCAGTTCCAGTTCCATAATAAAGGGTATTGTCGGCTTCGTTAAACGCTAATTCAGCGTTCTCAAGACTTCCTGGGGCACCTGCTGCTCCAGCGCTAGACCTTCTTTTAATTCTTAGCGTATTAGCCATTTTTAAAAATTCCCTCCATCAACAAGATTTGACTCTGCATAATTAATCCATTGAGAGCCGTTATATCTTAATACTTGACCACTCGCAGCTGAGCTTATAGTAACATCTGTCATTCCATTTAGAACTGATTGAGTTGAAATATTTGTTTCTGCCGCAATGATTCTATCTTTAACAGTAAGATGAGAACCTGCTGGGTTGATTCCCAAAACAGTTTGCATTCCTTCTACTGCATCGTTTAGATCTGTATGTTGCTGGTGATGTGGTACTGTAATTGAATTTAAGGTATCATTAGCTGTTGGGTTTACAAAATTATCTAATGATGATGGGTAATTTGTTGCCATAAAAACTCCTAAATAGAAAGTATTTTAGTATTTGAATCACTCCAAATTATAGTAACAGGAGTGTTGCTATTGGAGCCGATAAATGGTAAACCACTTGAATTATCTATAAAAAATATTAACTTTGAATTAGAATCTGAAGTTCCACTTTGATACAAAACTATTGCATCAAAAGACTGCCCGTTGTAATCGGCCATAGAAACATTGTCTGCATCTAATACACCCAAAGAGTTAACTACATTAGTCATATTGCTTGATCTTTTTTTTATAGCGCTCGCTGGTATATCTGATATATGTTGATCTAAATTTTCGTTTGGCGCATATAAAGATTTGTCTACAAGAAGAACTTTTAAATTATTTGAACTTAAATTAAATTCACCATTTAATAAAGATTCTTTAGCTTTTTTATATATAAAATTTGCCATATTAAATTCCAATATCTTTAGATATTTTAATTCTATATTTATAACCTTGTTCAAAATAATCTTTATCAGGAGTAAAGTACGATGGAGTTGCATCAAGTGAAGGGAAATCAATATACACTTCTGCCTTCCACGAATGGGTACTTACACTCGTCGTAATATTTTCCCACCTAGAAGGACTTTTTTGGATTTTCTTTCTTTGGCATAAAAAATATTTATTATTCAAAAAGTTTGAAGCTGGTTTTTCATTAAATGTTACAGTTACTCTTCCATAATTGTAATCATTTGATAAATAAAAATCACCGTCAATCGGGTCAATATTTTCTATATAGAATAAAGGATTTTTAGCTATAATATTATAACTAATGTCTACTTCTGTTCTTATCGATTTATCTTCAATTAGAACAGGAATAATACCTGGATCTACAAATTCTTTATCTGATGGGGTGGCTGAAGAAACATATGTAAACTTTACCGTTTCATATGGCACTATAGACCCAGCTGAGTCTACAATGTTTTCAATTCTTATAAAATAAGATTGACCATCAATTAAATTAGCTTTCCAATAAAGACTTATAATTCTAGAAATCTGATTATAATCTTTTATTGTATTAATAATTTCAAATGGAGCGGTGACCTGTGCCGGAGTAGCTGCATCTGTATAGACATTAAAGTTTTCATTTTTTAATGAAGATATTTTTATTGTTCTACCAAATTTTATAGACGCACTGTACGCATTTACTTTGGCTTGATCAATGAGAAATAGGGCCACAATTATTCTCCAAAATTATTAA